GAGAAGAAATTAATCTTCAGATAATGTCTGCTGGCTTTCCATCATTAACAGGAGACCATGAAATTATCTATGTCGCATCAGATCGAGAACTTACTTCAGAGGAAATATTTGATGCAGCAAAAAAATATTTGTAAGATTCTAACTTTTAAGCCCTTGCTGTAGAAAACCGATTTACAACAGCATTACTATAATAACTATGCATCATTATTATCGCCTGCTTAACGTAGGCTTTTTTTAGCAGCCCATATCAACCTTACTAATCAAATTCACCTATCTAACATGCATGAGTTTATTATTAACGCAACCACAAACCAACTCATTTACACTTATTTGTTCTGAGAAAAAGCTTCAACTTTAGCATTCAACTCTTTAATCGCCTGCAAACGATAGCCAAAAAACTCAACGGTGTAACTGCGTTACGACATTTATTCGCCTTCTCCAGCATGCGGTGTTTTCTCAGTAGGACGCATTTTTTGGTTGAACAAAGAATCGACCGGCATTTCCACGCGAACTGAAACAAAGCTATCGGCATTAACTGTGTAGTCAAGCCAGATACGAGGCTGCTTGTTTCTGTCCAGAGGGATTTCAAAGCCACCATCTGTGCCGCCCCATGCCGCATCAGCATTTAGCCCCGTGCAACCTTCAATCAGATACTCCCCCACTGAAGTACGGGTAACAACGCAACCTTCAGATTCGGCATTTGTCTCTGAGGTTCCGTCTCTGAAAATGTTAACGATTGGCGAGGCGGCTTTTATAAATCCGTTACTATCAATAGTCGTGTTGTTTGTATCCCGCGCAACTGCGAAATTGTACCAGGACTGAGAGTTTGGGTTGTAGACCTTGTAACCGAACCCATGCTTGCCATTGTTATCTCCATAAAATCCAATTAACTGCATCCGCGCGCCTTCATCGGCAGAGGTAATGTCCATCCATGCTCCGACCGCTCCACCCTCAACCTGACCAGTGATAAAACCTGTGCTGTTTTTCCAGTCAAGACTGGTCGGGTTTTCACCGGATACAAAACGCGCTGTCTTTGGTCTTATGGCTCCAATGTTCGTACAGGCTACCCACTCGTTTTTGCGAATCATAATTGCCTGCTCCCGTGCAGGGCCATAGACAGTACTCTGGTCTTCAAGAGTCAAGAATGCGCTCAAACCGACCTTTATTCATCGCCTTTATTAACTAGGGCTATCTCGGCTACACGCATTTTTTTGTTGAACAACGAATCGGCTGGCATTTCAACACGAACACTGATGAACTGGTCAGTCGGGATATCAATTGGGTCACGGTCAGAAAATCCATCAATGAGGTTTTGCGCGAACTTTGGTGCGTCTGAATGGGTACGGTGGAACGTCTTAACAAGCACAGAACCGTCAGCATAAACTTCGTAATCAAGCCATACCAGCGGCTGCTTATTCCTGTCTGTTGGGATCTCAAAACCACCATCAATGCCGCCCCATGCAGCATCAGCATTCAGCCCAGTGCAGCCTTCAATCAGATACTCCCCCACTGAAGTACGGGTAACAACACAACCTTCAGATTCAGCATTTGTCTCTGAGGTTCCGTCCATGAAAATGTTAACTATGGGTGATGCTTTCTTGATAAATCCATTTCCATCTACTGTGACACTCTTACCTATCATGCAAATTTCTGCTGCGTTGCTATATGCCCCATTAACCACAGACTGGAAAAAAGCTCTGCCGCTCGTGTCACCCATCCAGCGAGAAACAAACTTCGTGTTCGAAGGATAGGCTATATTGATGATTGTTCCCTGTTGGCTTCCGGGGAACCACGACTGTGGAGAGTTAGTCGCAAGAAAAATCGCGCGATCAAAGTATTGGTTGTAGCCATCGACCGTTTGAGCAAAGCCAAAACCCAGTGTGCCAAGTAACGGTACTTCACCTGTATCAGTACCAGTATTTTTGGTTGCTGCACTTCCCAAACCGAGGTTTTTGCGACTCTCTTCCTCAGTCGTCGCGCCGGTTCCACCCTGGTCTACAGGCAGCGCACCATTGGTCCCTTTCTGAGCCAGTTTACCGATGGCGGGGATGGTTACGGCGATGCCGTTGATTGTCACGGTGATGCTCTGATTGGCTGATGTAGTGGCGAACGTCTCCCACGCGCCAATGTTCTCGTCATACTCTTTGATGAGCTGCGACATCGCCTGCGCAAGTCCGTCGATAGAGACATTATCAGAAATGAGGATCCCGTATTTCTGGCCGCTGAGCGCTGGCGACGCAGCTGGCGTTACTGTCAGCGATGTTGCACTGTCCACGCTTGAAATCTGGAAAATTTGAACCGGAGTAGACAGGACGATGATCGTCTGGCCAGCACGAACCTGGCTGGCAGGTGCCGTCCAGTTCGAGCCAGTACCAGTTGCGGTGTTTCCGTTAATTGCGATGGTTCCAGAGTTATAAAGCATATTTTCTCCTGGCAATAAAAAACCCGCAGAGCGGGTTATAAGTGAGATTAAAAATCTGCGTCAGACGAAAGAGCCTGTTCCTCGCGTTATTGTCAAAGTGGGTGAAGAAATAGTTTTACCCGCCGTTCCTGTTCCTACGACTGTAATAGTTCCGGTTACTGTACTGGATGTTATGTTACTCACCGCATGCCTTACCGTTATCCAAAGACCACCTGTTCCGGCAGGTACATTGATTGTTCCAAAATCACGAATGCTGCCATTGATATTGAGGGTTATATTTACGGTAGTTGTGCCAGATAAAGAAGAAACGAAAATAAGTGCCTCAAGGAGTGCTGACTTCCCTAATAATGATGAAGACGAATCGGTAAAAGTAATTGTTCTTGATGCGTTCCCTCCTCCAGAAATAACGGCGTCACTGCCAATTCCCACGTTTGCTATATCACCGACAAAACTGGTTGCTTCTACAGTACCTTTGAAGCTTCCGCTTGTTGCATAAACAGTTCCACGTACGGTGACGTTATTGAACACTGCATAACCTGATTTATTGATGTGCCATCCAACATTGCCAGTCCCGTCCCAGGTTGAGGACTGGATATAGTTACCGATTTTGCTGTTACCGATCGTACCGTCACCAATCACCGTATCCCGGATAATCGTCTGCCCGTTCTGAATAACGAATGGGAGCGTAACATCGCTTCCTGCCTGGGTCATAACTGCGAAACGGTCAGCCAGGAAAATCACCTGCGACTGCATACCCGCTGGCGTGTTCTCAACGCCTATACCCATCCCGGCTGCGTACTGTCGACCATTTGCATCGACTGCAACCTTGATGTTGTACATCGCACTGAGTTCGCCGTTTACGTTCGCAATTGCCTGGGCGTTCGTGGTTATCGCAGCTGTGTGTCCGTTAACGGTCGCTGTGATGGCGTTTATCTGCGTGGCCGTGGCCTGCTGATAATTCGAAACTGTCTGGCTCAGGCTGTTGATGGATGCCGTGTTACCGTTGACGTTCGTCTGCAGGCTCAGTAATGCGCGTGCCGTTGCCTCCTTTTCGTTGACGATCACTTCGTCGATGCGATCCAGCTGCGCGCTGTTCCCTGCGACCGTAGCCGACAGCCTTTTGCGCGTGGCTACCTGCGCCAGCCCGTTCTGGATTATCGCAATTGCCGAGTTCTTCACGCCTCCTGTCATGCCGTCCATCGAAACGGAAATCTCATCGATTTTTACAGCAGCCTGCGCCAGACCGTCAGCATTCTCCTGTATCTCTTGCGCCTGCTTCTCCAGCTCATCGGCATGACTTTTGATGTCATCCGCCATATCAGCAATTTTTTCATTGCTGTCCACAGCGTTCTCGATCAGGTCTTTGAATGTCTCAGACCCCTTCATATCCTCCAGGATGGCATCAGTGATATCAGAAACATCGATGCTGGCCTGACCCCGTACAAAGTCGGTATACCCCGATTCATTACCGGTTCGGTCAACCAGCTGCGCGCGGTACCAGAAAATCTGTCCCGCCTTAAGCCCCATCTGCTGATATTTACGTTGTGGGTATGGTACATCGGCCAGCAGTATCGCATCGCCCTCCGTCCCCGTCAGGCTGTACTGAATTTCCGTCTTCAGCGTATCGTCCGTATTCGCCGGGAACGCCCAGTTCAGATCGATACCAAATACCACGTTTTCCGAAGCGATAAAGCTCACCGGCTTCGGCGGATTTCCCACTTTTCCGGTTAACGTTTTCTCTTCTGAATAACCCCATCCGGATGAAATTTCAGCAGCGTTAATGGCTCGCACGCGTACCAGATATCGTCCTGCATAAATGCCAGGAATATCGAAGGATGTGGTAGAGCTGCGCGGCACATTTACCCAGTTCCCGTCATTGCGACGCCACTGTGCCTCATAGGCTATGGCATTTTGAGCCTGATCCCAGCTGACGCGCATAGTCTCAACGCTGATGTTCTGCTGAACGACAGAGAACGAGTTGATCACGATGTTATCCGGCGGTGCCTGGTTCCCTGGCGGGATAACACTTATTGGCCGCTGGTCGATAATCGCGCCGGTATCAATCCGCGCATATTTGTCAGGGTCGTGGTATGCCGCAGCGATAGAGAATGTGCCATTGTTATTGTCAGACACACTGACAACACGGTACTGCTGAGCATAGAGTTCATCAGACTCCACCACCCAGACCGCCTCTGCCTCTGGTATCTCACTGTATGCCGTGGACACTGTTATAGCCCGACCGTTGACGCTCTGTATCGTCCGGCTCTGCGATGCACCGGATGGCAGGTTAACCATAAGACGATGACCTGCAGCTGCAGAGGAATCACGATCAAGGGTAATAACGCGACCGTTAACCGCGCTGATGCGGCCTCCCATTGCTTTGCCGGAAAGGAGTTCATCTGCAACGGCGATGATGTAACCTGGCTGCGGTATGTTACCGTCAAGCCCGACATCGAACGAAACCACACGATCCTTATTGTTGGTCAGAATCCCCCAGCGCCCTTTCCTGTTAGCCTCCGACTGTCGGGTGCAGCCGATGGCCGTCATTTCGAGCTGGTTAAATCCGCGGTAGCGTGCCACAAGTGCCTGTTCAAAAACTGGCTCCATCGCATCTGCGTAGGCATTATCCGGATCAGACCACGATACCAGCGCGGAGGTATATCGTGTTTTAGATGTGCTGCTCGCATAGTTAAAGCGACCGTCAATAACGTTTGCACGAGTGTAGCTATAATCAACATCGCGGGGCATATCCGCCAGCGCAACAATCTGATCACCGCCCCAGTATGTCATCCCCCTGAAGATGGCTGCGAAATCCCGCAGAACCGTATAGGCATCGTTTCTTTCCTGGACGTATACATTGCAGATATAGCGTGGCTCAGTACCGTTGCCGCCTTTACCATCTGGCACAGCCTGATCGCAGTATTGTGCGACCTGATAAAGCGTCCACTTATCTATGTTGGCTGCTGTGAGCCGATCACCCAGGCCGAAACGGTCAGTGACCACCAGATCGTAAAAAATCCATGTAGGGTTATCCGTCCACGCCCACTTAAACGCTCCCGTCCAGGTGCCGCTATAGGTGCGGGTTTCCGGGTCGTAAGTATCCGGTACGCGGATAACGCGACCTCGCGGTTCGCATGATATTTGCGGGATAGAGCCGTTGAACTGGCTTGAGTCAAATTCGATGTACAGCAGAGCAGTATTTGGATAACGCAGCTTCGCGTCGATGACTTCGGTGTAGCTCTGGAGCGTCATCGTATCGCCAATTTTCGCGCTGTTGGCATCTTTAGTCAGTTTGCGCAGTCGCACCGTCCAGGTGCTTCCAGCCTGAGGCAAGTCTATGCGGTGGCTGCGCTCGTAACCGGACGTCGTTTTGCCGGTAACGTTAGTATTCAACACCGTCTGCCAGGAGCCGCCATCGGTCTGCAGCTCAATGGCATAGTTAATAGAATAACCAACCAGATCGCCGTTGTTTTTCTGCTCGAACAGCGATGGCCACTTCAGGCGCAGACGAACTGCTGAGAGCTGCGTATTGGTAAAAGTATGAGTCCAGGCCGTATCACTCGAAACTTCAGTCCCGACGTTAATTTCGTTCTCAGTACCTGGAATACCCTGAATGTATTTTTGCGCCTGATTTCCCGGTCGAAACTCCCACGCTACACCACTGAAGTTCTGCGAGCCATCCGAGTTTTCCAGCGGCGTGCCGTCCAGGTAAATATCACGCGCTGTAAGTTTTCCAGCAAATTCCCCCTCTCCCAGTGCAATAAGTATTTTTGCCTTCGCAACAGACTGCAGATCATCTGGCTGCTCTGTTGGGGTTCGTGCGCTGGAACTGCCGCCCTTGCGGCCTTTAATAATGGTTTCAGTTGCCATATTGCGCCCATAAAAAAACCACCGAAAGGTGGCCTGAAAGAAGAGGAAAATTACTGTTGGTCTTCGACGTAGATCCCTGCGGAGATGATTGCGCCGCCGATAAGCCTGCGCCCGTAAAGTAGCGGTACCGGATATCCCTGTGCAGCAGTGTTTGTTACCCCACCGAACGCGTATGAAGCACGGTTATCTGCACTTTGTTTGCTGGAAAGACCTGATGGTTGAGGGGAAAGCATCTGGACAACGCCACCCAGCATCATGGCTGCGCCTAATTTTGCAGCACCATATCCAGCTACGGATAGTGCTCCACCTGAGAAATATCCGATTGCCACACCAACAACGACAAGGACAGCACCAAGAATCGTCTGAAGTACCCCTGCTTTTTTACTACCAATAACTACTGGTATGATGCGAATAACCTCGCCCGTAACAGGAAATCCGAAATCATCCTGTCCAATATTTTTCTTATCTTTAAATACCGCGTAGGTAAGCCCTCTGGCTTTACTCGTGATTAAGAACTTTTCTAATCCATCAATCGTTTTTGTAAGGGAGTTAATTGCCTCTGCTGTAGTGCTTATTAAACGATGATGAACCTTTCCATAGGTTTTCCCCAATACGCCGCCAAGTTCTATTCTGGTCATCACCTCTGTCATATTTCCCCCATGAAAAAGCCACCTAGAGGTGGCTTGTTAAATATTTATGTGGATATTTAAATACAGGATCTGGCAGCATTTGCCCAGTGGTCATTCCAACCTTTTGCAACGGCATATACCTTAATATCGCTGCCACCATTAATAGATTTATCAATATTCACTACTGACAGCGCACCGAAGATATCATCTGATGCTGTTATTTTATAACCTGACTCAGTTGGAATACTGGTACTGGACGAACGAAGTTCGACCCATTTTGGTGCAAGGCATCTATTAACCTGATCTACATTTTTAGCCGAGTGCTCGGAAAGAATAGGTTTTTGCGATTCGAGAGAACTCACAGAGCAGCCCGCCAAGCCAAAAATAAGCGCTAAGAATATCTTTTTCATTTTCATGCTCCTTTGAAATTTAGTAAAGGTTAGCACAGAGACTTATAGCGAAGAACTTTCATCGTTCTATCCTGCCAGTACCCACCGTAAGGCACTCGCTGGCTCAGATGACCGTACAGATGATGGAGAAGCATGTTACCTTCCAACAGGATCCCCGCATGGTTCCACTTCTTCGACTGCACCTGCATGATGACCATATCGCCTGACTGTGGTGCGCCGGTGAACTCCCGAAAACCACACTCATACCAGCAGTCCTGGTAGAAGTTGTCCGGATAGTTATCTTCCCACCACGGATAATCAACCCGGTAATCGTGCAGCTCGATGTCATGCGTCTGCCGGAAGTAGCTCATCACCAGTCCCCAGCAGTCGAAATGGCCGAGCACAAATGGGCGTTCCAGCAGCGGAAGTTCGCCGCGCGGCTGAATAGTGCGTAAATCCCCCTCTGGCCAGCTCACAATATGCCAGGGCAGCAGCGTGGCATCGCACTGGGCTTTGTCCAGCTCGCTCGGCTGTGTCGTCGCATCCGGATGGCTGTGAACTATCGCTGTCACCGTCCCCCAGTCCTCCGCCGTGGCGTAATCTTCGGGTGACAGGTGAAAATGTTCAGTCGGCTCTGCTGACAGGTTGCGGCAGGGAAAATAGCGCTCAACCCGGCTTTTCTGAGCCACTACCCCGCAGCACTCACGCGGATATTCCGCAGCGGCGTGAGCCGTGATGGCATCAATGGTTTTCTGGCGCATATCAGCTCCTGATAAGGGATGTTCCGGGGAAGCCGCCGAACGGCAGCTCGTTGCCGTCTCCATGCCGGAGCTTGCAGGCCGTCAGCGTGCCGTTACATTCGTCGAGCGACGGATCATCGACCGGATTATTGTGCTTATCGAAATAGCGCGTGCCGGCATAATCACAGCCATCACCGGTACGGTACTTGTTCCGGATGCACCAGGTACACAGCGAATGCAGCTGGCGCGTCGGAATCATCAGCCCCTGCAGATCCATCGGGCTGGAAAGTGTGAATTCCACAACCTCGTTGTTTTCACTGCTTTTTGCATCGATGTAAAAGACCTTCAGCTTTTCCTGAGTGGGATCAGCTGATGGGTTACCCTGGGGAAAATTTCGGGCATCCAGATACCGCGCCAGAGTGTCATGGATACTGACTTTGGCCTGCAGCAGATCGTCATACGCAAGACAGAGCGCCGTGATTGAGCTGTCCAGGTTAGCCACCGTCAGTTTAGGCTGCGGGCTGGTACCGTCCGTGGTCGCCTCAATACCTTCAACCTGACACGGCCAGGCTTTGTATTCCTGCCCCTGCCACCAGATGGATTTCGCCGGAAGTTTATTCTCATCCCCGCCAGCGGCTTCAATTTCTTCAGGTGTGTGTGCGATATTATGTGTGTGGAAGCAGAGCACATCCGACATGCCGAATACCGTGCCATCGACAGAAAAAAGCCGGACTTCATTGCCCGGCTCAAGTTTTTGATAATCAGCATGAAGACTCATGGTGCAAATGCCTGTTCAAACGTTGCCGTTACGGTTACCACTTTTACGTTTTTAACCACTTTTTTGAGGGTGTCAGCCTCAACACGCCACAGCGCGGTATCACTGAAAGGTGGAGTGAAAATAAATGACTTCACTTTGTGCCGACGAAGGAAAGCATGAATCTGGTTCGCTGTGTGCGGATCTCCTGAATATGAAAACTCATAGGTAAGCATTTCGTCATTCAGACCTGAACCGCTCACCTGGGCGTATCCATCACCAAACTGAGCCTTTCTCACTGTGTCTTTACTGCCGAGGGAGGGTTGACTCGATGCCTTAATGCCCCACGAAAATGTCTCTATCGTCATAACGGTTACCTGCGATTGGTCGCATTCCAGATGAGCCCACCTGGCCGGATTGCCTGAGCGATACCATCATTGACAGATTTGTTAATCACCTGCTGGTACGCCTTACCCAGCCTGTCACCGTCATTTTGCTGCTGCGATCCCCCGGAGGCATTCTCGACCGTCACGGGCGCATACACTCTGACACCGAAAGGTGCTGCAGCTGGCCCTGTACCATTGCCCCCAACAAGACCGCCAGTGGCGTAGCCTTTCATCATCCCGTAAAGGTTCCTGACGCCAATCCGGCTGGTTGCCTCTTTGGTGAAGACAAATTCACCACGGTGAACAACACCTGCAGGCTCATATTTCCCGCCTGAACCGGTAAACCCGCCCCCGGAAAATCCCAACGCCGATGTAGCCGAGCTCACCAGACCTGACATTGCCTGCTTCATCAGGATTTGCGTCAGCATCGATAATGTTGACCGGGTAAAATCAGCCCAGTTTGCCTTTCCGGTAGTGAGCATATCCGCCATGTTCTGCCCGATACCATCAAACGTACTGGTGGCAAACGACTTCATCTGGCCATAGGCATCAGCAGCGGAGTCGGCATAGTCGGCCCAGGCTGATTTTGCACCAGACAGCCAGTCTCCGCGCAGATTATCCTGCTCAGCGTAGTAGTTTTTGAGCGCAGCCAGTTCGTTCTGATAGCCCTGATCGGTTTCTGATCCACCGGCATTCATCCAGCCCTGGCGAAGCTGAGCTTCTTCATTCTGGCGTTGCGCAGCACGACTACTCATTGCCCCGCCGTCCTTCAGCGCACGGGTTTTCTCGCCAATCTGCGTAACATATTTCTGGGAGGTATCCTGCAGGCGGTTTAGTCGCTCCTGAGCCACTATCTGATCGCCGAGTTTTGCATTCAGTTCAGCCCGGAAGAGCACTTCACTTTTGCTGGCTAGCAGGGATTTTTCCTCTGCAGAAAGCGTCCGGGTCTTCGCGGCCTCTTCCAGAACCGTAAAACGGGACTGCTGACGCCACAGCTCCTGACGCTGCTGGCTGATAGTGTCATTGATCCCCTTATGCTCCTGCAGGGTACGCAGCTGCGCTTCCAGCTCCATCGTCTGGGCGCTGGCCGTATCGGTTGCACGGGTACCGGCAGGTGTCCTGACTGCAGGGGTTTTCTTCGGTTTTTTGAGGGTGTCTTCGTACTCTTTTTTCGCGGCGGCCAGGTTGATGTTGTAGTCAGCCTGGAGGATCCGCCCCTCTTTCAGAGCCTTATTGAGCTCGCTCTGCCTGGCCGTGTATTTCTCAAGGGCAGTCTGGGTTTTGGCATAGTTCGCCTGCGCCTGCGCGGCATACTTCTGACGGTCAGATTCAAGCGTTGCTTCGCGCGAAGCATTCTCCTGCTTTTCCTTCTCAATTCCGGCCTGACGCTTGGCTTTTTCAAGCTCAGCTCTCGCCACCTCGCGATCATTCCAGTAGAGATCTCGAGCCTGCGAATTTACATAGCCATCATTTTTACGCAGGTTCCAGATTTCATCAGCCTTTTTAAATGCGGCTTCGGCTTTTGCCACCATCTCCTGGGCAGTGTCAGGTCTGCCAATATCAAGTGCGGCATCCCACATTGACTTGAAGGCGCGCTTCAGGGAATCAGCTGAAGATTCAATCGACCCCATATTGTCGCGGATGGCTTTGGTCTGATCGTTGAATCCGGCAGTAGCAGCCTCGTTAGCCGCCTGCAGTGCGCCAGCCTCGTCACCCGCACGCTGCAGCTGTGCCACATGGGCAATCTGTTCGGCCGTAACGTTGTGGAACTGCTGAGCCATCGCGATCAGGCCAGATGTAGGGTCAGTAGTGAGCTTGCCGTATGCGGCTGCGACTTTCTCCACCGGCACGCCGGAGGCATCAGTAAATCGCGCCACCGCCTGGCTCATTTCATCAAAGCGTGAACCCGCGCCCACCCCCGCGTTGATAAGCTCGCTCAGGGCTTCGCTGGTCTGATTGAACGTCAGCCCCGCTGCCTGGCCGTTTCGTGCCAGTACCAGCATGCGGTCGGCAGTCAACCCGGCAGTGTTCCCTGACAATACCAGCGTTTTGTTGAAATCAGACAGTGTGGAAGAGCCATGGTACCATGCGTAAAACAGCGCACCCGTTGCGACGGACAATGCTCCAATGCCAAGCATCATGGGGGAAATTGTCCCCATCAGCGCCCGAAATGTTGGAATAATCCCGCCAAAGGAATCCTTAACCTGCCCGCCCTGCTGAAGCAGAATCAGCCAGGGGTTCTGGCCGCCCGCCAGCTGCGTCGCCACATCGGTAAACTGCGCCGGAAGCATACGCATCGCCTGGGTATACTGACCGACAGAAATACCCGCCTTACGCGCGGCATTCTCCTGGCGGCTGAAGGACTGCTGGATCCGTAAAGCTTCGTCATTTGCCGCATTGCCGGTCTGTTTTAATTCTTTTTTGACGTAGTTGAGCTGCTCGTTAAATTTCGTCGAGTTAACGTCAAGGTTAACGACCAGATCACCGACTGCCGTCTGGGCCATAGCGCACGCCTCCTGAAATACCTTCAGCCTTCGCCATCAGCGTATCGTCATCCGGATCATCGATGTCGATGGATTCCGGTTCAGGGGAAAGAATGCTGAAACTGTCCGGGGATAATTCCGGATCGGCAAAAAACAGGGTTGAGATGGTGTAGAGCAGGCTGGAGAAGTGAGCATCCAGCTGCACATCATGAAAGAAATTGTCCCGGTAGAATATTTTCCAGTCGCCGTATTCTGTTGAAGTCATGCCAGCAAGCATGGCGCGCCAGTCAGGGCGACCGAACTCACGCGCCAGTTTCATGGCAAATTTCAGCTCACTGGCGAGGGCTTTTCCGCAGTCACGGGTTCTGCAGGATCATTACGCTCTTCGTCTTGCTCTGTCGGTTCATCAGTTACAGGCGCAATCATGCCGGACAGGAGTTTTACCTTATATTCTGCTTCGGCAATGAGTTCAGTCGGCCATGACTGCATGACTTCATCCTGAATCTTCACGACTTCCGCCACCGCGTTTTCTCCCGAGCCTTTCAGTGCGTGGTCGTGCCAGAGCGACATCGCCACGAGGTATGCCCCGCTCTTCACGGTGAGTGCAATGGCCGCCTGAAAATCGCCCTCTTCAACTGCTTCCAGCTGCTTCAGATATTCGAGGTGTTCAATACGCTGCAGCGCCGACAGCTGGAACAATGTGACACTGCTGCCATTACTTTCAAGCAGTTCGCTTTTTAGAAACATAATTACTCCGGGGAACGGGGCTCACGCCCCGGTTATCAGGAAACAGTGACTTTGCAGATCGCCACAAAGTTACCGTCATTGCTCATGACGATGATTTCGACGGTACCTGCCGCCACGCCGGTGATGGTCAGGGTATTACCGCTGACGGTGACCGTTGCTTTGGAAGGATCAGAGCTGGCGACACGGAAGGATGTGTCTGAAGCACTTGTCGGCAGGACAGATACCGCCAGTTGCGTCGTGGCAGCAACCGCCACAGCTGCGGTAGATTTATCCAGGCTGATCCCCGTGACGGCAATCGGCGGTGTGCCGCTGTCTTCTGCCAGCGATGGTTTGCCATTATTGGTGATTTTTACCGTGCGGGTCATAACCTCTTTGGATGAAACCGTCTTACCCAGGCTGCTTACCCAGCCTTTAAAGACATCGACAACACCATTCGGATATTTGATTTTATATCCTTTCACGGTGCCTTCATCGAACCATTTCACCAGGTCCTGCTGACCGGAATCCCCCGGCATCCATGCCAGCGTCAGGTTGGTTTCACCGGCTGATTTCTGCCCCTGCATCGTTGATGTCCAGTCGGCATTCTTATCATCGATGTAGGTGTCATCTTCTGATTCAGCGGTCAGTTCACCGGGCTGCAGGTCTTTAATTTTTGCCAGACGCAACCAGTCAACGTCTGAAAGCGGATTGGCGTAGGGATCGCCGGTTCCGGCGTAAACCCAGAGAGTGGTACCGGCACCTTTTGTCGGTGCCAGCGGATTTGGTGTGGCCATAGGGTCCTCACATTTCGTAAGTAATGGAATATTTCAGGTCGGCAGAACTCCACAGCGCCATATCGTCATCGCGCTGGTAGTCGTAACCCTGCTGAACCATTGTGTTGATAAGGGATTCAAGCCCCGGAACCTCTGCAAGAACCGGGTACACTCGCGTCTCCATCCAGTCATCCAGCTCAGAATCAGGTACCTGAGCCGCGAGGAAGACTTCGATATGCAGAGTGGCCTGCCAGCTATCGGCATCCAGCTCTTCCCCGGTGTATTCCGCATCGGTCAGGTAGACGGCAACAGCCGGAAAATCACCCTCTTCGAGCACTGCAGGTCTGCCGTCAAAATAAATGACGTCAGTACCAATCGCGCTTTCCAGCGCGTCAATAATCACCTTGCGGATATCGCTGTGTTTCATCGTGTAAGAATTAACCTGAGTTGGTTGGTAAGGGATGCCCGGAGTTCTTTGGGCATATCTGACTCCATGAGCTTCGGCAGTTCCTCTTTAAATGCCGAAGTCAATGGTGCTGCCAGAGGGATGCTGACCACTTCAATGGGGTAACGGGGTTTTGACGTTCGCCTCATGACATGCCAGCGACCATTTTTAAGTTGCTGGATAAAACCGCCCGGAAAACGGAAAGGCCCGATGCGCAAAACGCTGTTAGCCCCTTTCTTGTCCCGTTTTCTGCGGGAAAGTCGCACGCTGGCGGTACCGAGTTTTATGGCCGGTAAATTGCCACGGTTAACACGGATAAGCGCACGGGGTTTATTAACCGTCGCACGCTTCACCCTGGCGCGTTGCTTTACCAGTTTTCGCGGTACGCGGGTATCTTTTGAGACGACGGCCACACTGCGGCTGACGGCCCTGTTTGCCACGCGGTTAACGGCCTGTGCCGATGCGCGTGGGACAGCCGTTTTACTGATGCTGTTAAGGTTTTCTATAGCCTGTTCAAGACCTTTTATGGACATAGGCGCTCCTTAACGGCGGCGCGAAGATGCAGGTGGAGAGCCGTTACTCAGCCAGATATGACAGGAGCCACAGTCATCCGGGCCAATACGTTCAACCCAGAATGGCCGCCCGTTAATCGTCAGCGTGTCCATACGCTGTAACTGTCTGACCGTGGCGGTCTCCACAAACAGGGTAGGACTGGTACCTTCAACACGGATCCCCGCACCGGCATAACCAATGTTTTCTGGATCATCGAATACGCCGTTGAGGTTTCCGCCTGATAACACGCCTGATGTTATCTTTATCTCGATGCCCATCACGCCGCGTATAGTGGTATCCGCGCGCGATATGGCCTCGTCAAAGAGGTTATCGAAATCAGCCATGCGACCCCCGTCAGACTTCGCGAGCCAGCCCCTTCGCGATCAGCTCGTCTGCATCCTTTTCGGATACGCGGATAATCGCACCGGGTTCAACAATCGACACCGGTTCGTTCCGCGTGGCATGCAGGGCATCGATATGCAGGGTGGCCAGTGTTTCAACTGATACCAGTTCACCGGATGTAGTGGTTGTGACGATAAGATTGACCGGGGTATTTTCGCTTTTATTACCGTCCTCTTCGCTGCCAGTGATTACGGAAGAGTTCAGAACGCTACCAACCGTCACGGTGTCACCATCCAGCTCCTCTTCAAGTTCAGCAATACGCATCGTAAGCTCCTGAACAGTGCCGCTGGTGCTGACTTCACGATTTAACTTCACACCAAGCTCATTAAGACGAGCGATCAGTTTTTCTTTCTCTGTCATGGAAAATACTCCAGAAATGTGGCCCGACAGGGCCACTGGGGGGAAGTTATGCCAGCTTGACGGACACGAACGCGTCCGGGTCTGGCAGCAGCATCAGCGGGGCTGACTGAATCATGGTGAACTCGCGCGCCGGATCACCTGTCTGCACCCAGTTTTTCGGGTAGCGTGTCGAGGCGTTAATACCTTCGCGCTGGGCATCGGCATCAAGAATGCAGCCATAGGTACGAAGGCCACGGGCCTGGGTGTTCCCCAGCACCATCGTCAGGTCAGGCAGATAGTTCTTTTTGGCGTCGTTTTCGATGTACTGGCCGGAGTACACCACGATGGCCACATCGCCATACATACCTTTGTAGGAGACTGCCATGCCGAGGTCTTTCACGGCAGTTTCCAGCTCTGAGCTGGAGCCACGGCGCGTATCCAGCTTCTCCTTGACTGCCTTGAAGGAACGGAATAACGCCCAGCCCTTCGGATCGAACACGATGATATTGACCACGCCGCTGGCGTTGAGCGCGTACGCTTCAATGTCATCGGTCGGGTCATACGTTTCTTTGTCGCGGGTTGACCACGCTGCCGCGCCTGCCTGAGTGATGTTGTTGCCGGCGCTGCGGCCCATATCAACTTCAACCGGCTCAAACGCTTCCCCTGTCATGGTGTATTTACCACTGAGGACGGCTGCAACGGCCTGCTTCTCTTCTACCTGCGCAATCGCCAGTTCTTCATCTTTCATGTTCTGAAGGATGATGCGACGACGGCGATAGGCAGGGTCTGCCAGGTTCTGTGGATCTTCATCCGGCAGGCGGCGAAGGGTCATCTGCGGGTTAACTTCGTGCTTAGGCTTCACATACCCCGGTGTGAATTCCGATGTGCTGCCGCCACGGGAGCGGATTACTTTGCCTGAGACGATTGGCGAGACGTACAGCGCCATATTGACCATGCCAGGAATTTGCGACAGGTAGACCTTCTCTGTATTGAAGGGATAGGTTTCGCGGAAAAAGATGCGCATGAAGAGCGGATCGAATTTGAATTTCTTCTCATTGACCGCCAGCAGCTGAGCAGTGGTATAAACGGACATAGATTTTTCCCGTAAAAAAAGCCGCATATGCGGCTTTTATGAATGATGATGGTTGTAAAAAAGTGGATTAAACGATGCTGATAGCTGTGCCGGCGAACGCGTTACGCTTGATATTTTCGTCGGTAACCGCTGATGGCCAGAGCACATCTTCAAGGCGGAAAGAACCCGATTTATAAAATGCCAGCTCTGCACTGTTCTGGTCTGCGGCAACAGCCAGAATTCCCACGGCTGTGCCGGCGTGAGTGCCGTCCCAGATGGTCAGCTTGCCGGAAGTGGCATCCAGCATGATCGGCGTCATTGCTGGCGTAGATGCCGTCAGTTCACCAGGACCATACGCGGTGTGCGCCGGGTCGCTGTTACCGAGCGGCTGGTTATGTGTGAAAACTTCAGTAATTGCCATGATAGCCTCTTAAACAGGGGTATTTAACAAATCGTCGCCGGCTTCAGCTGATGCGCTGCCTGCTGACAACGCGCCAGGTGCAGTTTCCATCAGACGATCCAGAGCGGTATCGGTGCGCGCCTGAGCACTTTGCGGGGCAGCAGCCAGAATGCGCTGTGCGCTCTCAACCGTCATTCCCGGCGTTTCAGCCAGTGCGCGCGCCTGGGATTCTCGTCCCTTCGCCTCTTCGCAATTCAGGATCCCCATAATGCGACCATTCTCTGCAGCGACGGCTGCTGAGACCTGAGCACTCACATCTACAGGAGCTGTAGCGGTAGCGGTAGCCGTTGCCACTTCAACTGTGGTGACTTGCCCGGTCGATGCGGTAGTCTGGGCAGGCTGAGTTTCAGCCGTTGTTGCTGATGGCTGAGTGGTAGCAGCGGATGCCGTGGTTTGAGTCATATTCCCTCCGGGAGTCATCATTTTTCGTTTGTTAAGTGCATCGCGCATGACATTCAGCGCGTCAGTGTTGTTAACAAGTTCATCCGCCAGCCCGTTATCCACGGACTCCTGGCCGGAGAATACAGCTGCTTCGGTGTCCAGCACGGCCTGCACGGACATGCCGGTATAAGCGGAAACCTTTTCGGCAAACATCAGACGGGTGGCATCGATACGCGTCTGAAAATCAGCGCGAACGTCTGCCGGTAGCTTTGCGTAAGGGTTGCCGTCAACCTTGTGATCGCCGCTATAAATCAGCGTTACCTCAACGCCGTTAGTTTTTAGAGCGGTACCATAGTTGCTGTGCGCCATCATGACGCCAATGGATCCGGTTCTGGCCGTTTGCGTCACAAGCCGTCGCGATGCCGAGCTGGCAATAAGCTGCCCTGCACTGCAGTTCATGTCATTTGCCAGCGCCCAGATGGGTTTGATATCGCGCATACGGGCAATAATGTCGGCACAGTCAAACGCCCCGGACACCATTCCGCCCGGCGTATCCATATCAAGCAGAATGCCGTCGACACCGGGGTCACTGATCGCCTGCTGCAGGCGAGCGATGATCCCGTTGTAGCCCGTCATGCCGGAATAAGGCTGCAGCGACCGGGTTTTACTGACCAGCGTGCCGGAAACAGGCAGCACCGCGATGCCGTTCGTCACCTGATAACTGCGTGATGGCTGGGGGGCCATGTCTTCATCGTCGCCAAACAGCGCCAGCGGTTCAGCAATCTGATCGGCACCAAGCGTTATGCCAGACATCGTATCTGTCAGACGTGTAATACCCATCTGACCTGCCAGCGCGCAAAAGAAAACCCGCGCATAGGCGGGTTCAATCATCAACGGCTCATTAAAGGCCATGCTGGCAATATGCGGGAGATTACGCAGCTCGTGCGCCATTTTGCTCCTCCTCGTTTGATTTTTTTACACCTGCCTCAAAAGCGGCAGCTGCCCATGCCGGTGGTTTCAGACCCGCAGCACGACGCTCCATAGTTTCCCGTACCTGCTGGGCAAAAACCTCCTGATAATCTTCTCCGCGTTTAGCACACTCTTTCTCATACGTGCTGAGGCCCGCTTCGATGAGCATGACGGCTTCCTGCACCTCTTTCAGCCCGTCAATTGCCATTCGGCCTGAGCCGATCCAGTTGGCATTGCCCCAGGCTGTTCTCGCTTCCGGGAAGCTGAATCGGGCTTTTGAAGGAAGGATGACCACGCGACGTACAATGGCCTCTTCAAGCCAGCACAGAAACATCTGGCAGGCCTGTCTGGATGCCACAAACTTTCGACGCCCCATGAAGTACGCCCAGGACTCATTAGCGCTTGCACGCGCAGTCGAGTAACTCATCTGAGAATAGTTTCGTGAAAGCTGCTCATACGACACGCCCAACCCTGCGGAAATATAACGCAGCAGGGATTGTTCGAACGTTGAATAGCCGTTGTCGGTATCCTGCGCTGACTGAAGGTTCAGGGAATCCCCTGGCATCAGGTGTGGGACTTTTGCGCCACCGAGGCGAACCGGTGCGGCGGAGTAATATGATGCCATTTCACCCAACCAGCCCGTCAGTTTGCTTTGTTGCTCTTTATTGTCAGCGCCAAGAATAAAGTCCATCGCCGTCTGGGTATCCAGTTCACTCTCGATGGTGGCTGCATACATAGCTTTCACTATCGCGCTCTGGAGCTGGGTATTTTGCAGCGTATCGAGCATTTTCATCTGCTCCATCACGCTGTAAAACACATTCGCCCCCCGGGTTTGACCATCCTCCAGTGGTTCAAAAACATGGATAAAAGAGGGTCTTCCCCCTGGCAGTTCCCGTGGTATATAGGTCCAGTTTTGTGCCATCCATCCCGGATAGCCGTCGTCACTGACGTAATACCCCAGCGCAGCACCACTATCATTGATTTTTACGCCGGCACGACAGCTACGGGAATCACCGATATTGTTTGGATTACTGATGCGTTTCGGACTGACCATTTTGAACTGGGTCCGGAAAAGCCGCGTTGAATCACTGTCCCATGTCGCCTGCATGCATAATTCGCCGTTAAACGCATGCATGGCAACACCTTCACGGATCATCATCGTAAACGTTCGCTTGCGCTCGGCATCAATCCCACAAAAATCATCCTCGGCATACTCATTCCAGGCAGCTTCCACATCCCGCGAGAACGCTCGTGAATCCTCCTCATTAATGCCAAGATAACGCCAGCTCGGTCGGTAACTGAGTCTGAAAAAAGACCCGACAATATGATCCTGATGAAGCTGAACGGCGTTTGCCGCATAGCCATTATTTCGTACCAGATCGTCAGCCCGTGCATTACCGCAAGAAAAGTTGGGCAGAAGCGCCGCATCTGCGCTTTCACTTGGCGGGTTCCATGCCCGTAACTGTCCACCAAAACCTCCACCTCCGCCATGATATCCGGCGTATTCCCGAAGGGATGTTTTACCGTCAGGCCCCACTAATGATGGTATTTTCATACATAAAACCCTGCCGGCCCCCGGCGTCGTGAAGTGGTACCGACCTGAGATTCAAGATCAGCAATGTACTTTTTAAGTTCGCTGACTGAGGTAGCCGTAAATTCTACCCTCCGACCGTCTTTTTGTACTGTTGCCACGCGCTTTCCCATCATAAGGTCATGCAGCGCAGTACGTGCAGCCTCCAGGTCAGCCTGTGTCGCCATTATTCATCTCCCGCTAATGCCCTGGCGTAATCCGCCAGAGTTTTGTTATTTTTACGACCACTGTCCTCTTCCATCAGACTGACCAGAAGAGAATCCAGATTGAGTTGCCAGCGGGAGATACTTATCCGCAGAGCCGCCAGTGCATAGACAAAGCAGTCAAGCGCCTCATTTCGGCGCTTTTTGCTGTCCCAGACGATTTTTTTCTTACCGTCTACCCACTTCTCAACCTGCTCTTCAGCAGTCAGTTGCTGAGCCTCGGCTAAATCGTAGATTTCAGGGTTATTCGGGAAGTGAACCGCACCCGCAAGGGGTTCATTACCTTCAGCCACCAGCGTGAAACGGTTATAAATCTGCTCTTTCGCAGTATCAGTACCCACTTCAGTCAGATAAACGCCGTTCTTGTTACGCTTGCGGGGCATGTTTGCTACGGGTTTACCGTAAACAGATGCGCCTTTAACAGGGATCACACGAAACAAACCATGCTTTTTCGAGCGGTTATAAACAATCGTCGGATCAATACCACCGATATCCCAACAGATACGGGAAATGAGCATTTCCACACCATTCAGCCTTGAATAGGTTTTATTGATCGCATCGTCTACCCTGAGAAGCGTCGCTTCATCATCATGGCGGCCCATAATGATGATTTTGTCGATAAGCCAGCTTTCCTCACCCGGTCCCCAGCCCCAGACACGCATTTCATAACGGTCAAGCTGTGAGTCGATCCCTGCCGTAAGGTAGACCACCCGTTCTGGTAATGCAGCGCCGAAATGTTCTTTACGTTCGGCCATGACTTCCGCATCCGGCCGATCACCAATTTTCGGCTCCCAGGTCTCGCCAAGTGTGGTATTCACAAAGGTTTTACGCTTGCCGGTATCCCCTTTGGTTTTGCTCCAGTCTTTGACGATTTGTACCCAGGTAGTGAATGGACTATATGCTGTCCAGATATGAAAGGTGACGCTATCCGGGGGATCAATTTCAGTACCAGATGATGAGAACCAGTTCAGCCCGTCCCGTGTCCAGATGCCCGTTTCTTCGCAAATATAACGGGCTTCAGAAAAATCAAGCTCCTGCTGCTTAATTACACAGGCATTATGCTCGCAAAGGTAAAATACACTGGCAGGATCACCAGGCGTCCACTTAAACCCGAACGGGGTCTCTTTATCACCAAATTTCAGGTACTGCTCTTCCCCACAATGTGGGCAGGGAACGTGGAACCGCAAAAAGTGCTGAGATTCCTTCGCAGCACGCTCAATCTGGCAGGTTCCTCTGACTTTCGGTGTTGATCCGCGAATAGACTTGGGCCAGACAGACCCTTCAATGCGCTTATCTCCAAGAAATGTCGGGGATCCCTCTTTCTCTATATCTTCATCAAAGGCCGCCAGCTCGTCATAGCCCGCCACATCGACGGATTTCTCGCGGTAGTTTTTCGCAGCCTTTCCACCGAGGCACCAGAATCCGCGCCCATTAGAGAAACGCTTCATACTGAGCGTGTTGTCACGGTGCTTTTTGCCATACCAGGGAGCAAGGGATAGCAGCGTTGGAATATCACGGATTGTGGGTTCGACATGAGACTTCATGAAGTTTTCAGCATCGCCGTCAGTTGGTAACCAGATAAGGGAGTTGCGCTGTTTATGCTGAATGAAATATGCATACACCCCGAGCAGCATTTTTGAATAGCCAACGCGGGCAGACTTCACGACATTCACTTCCCGGATATAGTCGTTGCCCATCGCGTTCATTATTGCCCGCTGAAATGGCAGAGTTTCCCAGCGGCCTTCCTGGTAGGCAGACTCTTTCGGGAGATAGTAGTTATCGTCTGCCCATTCAACAGCTGTTTGCGGCTCTGGCCGGTACAGCGAACGGAGCCCCGCGCTAGCAGAGTGCCGCAGCCCCTTAACCTGACTGTTCGATATATTCACTCAGCAACCCCGGTATAATTTCATCCAGCGCAGCTGCTTTGTTCATGGCCTTAATGATGTCCTTCTTGAGGAAATCAATATGTCGGTTCTCCAGCTCCGGGAACCGCCGCTGAACCGACAGAGGGATCCCATCGAGAATACTGGCAATTTCTCCGGCTATCCGCGACAGCACGAACGTGCAGAATGCGGTCTCCACCACTTCAGCGGACTCTTTTGCATTTTTAAGTTCCTGAGCGTCGGCCTGTGCCCGGGTCAGGCGATGACGTTCATATTCAATCGTTCCGGGATGGAGGTCTGACTCTGAAGCAATGCGCAGATCCTCAACCTCTTTCCGCAGTTTTTCATTCTCAATCGCCGCATCACGGGCACTGTACCATTCGATCGTGGCTGCAGAATCGTAGAGAACCTCATTCCCCTTACCGCCTCCACGAGCAACGGGCATTCCCTGATCCTGCCAGTTCTGAATAGTGCGAACACTGACACCGAAAATCTCAGATAACCGTTTTTTGTTAACTTCCATGCTCACTCCGGGCGAAAAACAGAGAAAGGAAACGATAAATGGAAAATTACCGTTTTTAAGGCCTGATCGTTTCCTTTCTTTTGAGGGGGTGTTTCAAGTAAAAACAGAGAGATAACAGGAAGAAGAACGGAAACGGCAAAAACCAGAAAATTTTCATAAATAGCGAGAATCTGCGCGGACGCCGCCCCGTGGCAGGCCACCCCGCCGGGAGGACCCATCAAATAACATTGATTATCATTAGTATTTGATTAGGAGTGTTATGTGAAGCGTGCATAAAAAAGCCACCAGCGAATGCCAGTGGCTCAGGATATGATGTTCGGCTATTGACTGGTTCAGGATATAAAGTCGTCACTCCCCAGTTTGTGGGAGCCATACCGCGCTTCATAGCCATCGCCCAACATCCCTGCTTTTGTCTCTGCAACGTCTTTCGTCGCATAAACACCTGCAAGGTGCCAAGGGGCATTACGAACTACACCCCAGCCTTTAACCCAACCGTCATTATCAATATCAGGTTTCAATCCTTCTGCAACAAACATATATGCCTCCTTTGGGTACCCAGAGGCATACTATTCAAAGCAGGCAACAAAATAAATATTAGCTCTCAAGGCTTGCGGTAATGCTTAGGTAATGAAGGTCTGGCCGGCTGTGTTCAATAACAATATCGCCCGTCCCTTTCTCCACAACATAGCTTCGACTATAAGAGGAAGAGCACTTGCCCGACACTGTATCTTCAACCAGCACCATCCCTGACTGAATAGCCCTAAAAGTTACTTCCGTTCCGTAAACAATTCCATCTTTCCACTCCTCAAGGCGCTTCAGCGTTACAGTTAGCTTTGCCATAATCCCTCCCATGTTGAGCATTATCACAGGCACTCAGTGAATGCCTGTGATAATGCTCATGGTGATGACAACAAAAAAACCGCCCTGAGGCGGTTACATTCAGCAGTTCAGAATATTATCGATGAATGACAAACAATGATTTACATCGAGGACAGAGCAAGGGCTGTTCCTGGCGTACCTTTGTTGTCGGATGATTAGAGTTATGTCCGCATATCGGACAAGTCACTGTTGTTTTGGTCGCTGCTTCAACACGTTTAAGTGCATAATCGAAGAATGACATAATATACCCCCTCTAAGAATAAGGGTTATCATACCACGACCGGTTACTTTTTAACCGAAAAGACCTTCATCAAAGCACTAAATCACTTAGCCCATAAACTGCTCGCAGCATCAAAATAATCGCAATAAAAATCAATTCAGTGAACTCTTTTTTGAAAATTAAAGCCCACTATTGCGAGCTTCCGTTTTGTTTTTGGCAGTTCGCCTGCCGCGCTTTGTTATGCGCCAGGATGTCTTTCTGCGTCTGACCGTTCATAACGTCGATGTCGTGATCAGTCAGGTAGATTGGCTTTACCCAGTCACATCATCGATAACCACCATCAGTGCACCGGCAGGTGTATGCTTCTGATGCTGTTCCAGCGCGCACTAGAACGTCGGTCCGGTTTGGGTTGTGATTACAATCCGTGATGCTGAAGCGCAGACAGGCACAAACGGGACACCATCAATAGTGACCTGCATATAAACTCCGTAACTTAATACCCTTACAATAGAGCAGCCTATGGTAAAGGCAATAAAAAAACCGCCCGAAGGCGGTTGGGAGGAGTTAATCGTTATGTGTGTAGCTTTTCAGCATTATTGACTGAAAATCATCCAGCGACATTTCGTCTATATACTTACCTGTAATGATGATTTTCATTCGCCCCATCACATCCAACCCGCCAATGATACGAATTTCGGCTGGATACTTCGTACTGCTCCTGATGTAATCAATAAGGCTATTTATGAACTCTTCCTTACCATACACCGCGAAGCAGGGCGTTCCACTGTGCATAGTCTCCAACCTTCCCTCAAGCATTGTGTTGCTCCGCAGGAAATAGGTAACGTTGAGTCTATGTCGTAAAGTAAAATAAGCCTACTGTTATTAGGTCATTTCAGTCCTGCGATTTAGCTCAATTCATGCTTCTAATCCTTAATCGAGATAGAAATCGTTATTCAGACGACGACGGTTCGCGCTGCTGGCATTATGCGGGCAGGCAGTAGAATTGTGACCAGTTACACCGCAGTAGCTACAGCGAAGATTTACCCGGCGAGCGCTGCCACTCCATGTATGCGGGCAATTATCACGGGTGTGTAGGCCTGAACCGCAAAAGGTACATCGCGTGTAACTCATTGGCTCACCTTCTGACAGTTCGCCTGCCACGCTTTGTTATGCGCCAGAATGTCTTTCTTCGTCTGGCGGTCCATAACATCGATGTCGTGATCAGTAAGGTAGATTGGCTTTACCCAGTCACAGGCAGTATCAACCACCACCGGGACGCTTCCACGTGTCACGCAGCTCGCGATCAACATCGTCATCAGGCATATGGTTAACAGTCTGCTGTACATTGCTGGCCTCTTTCGTTGCTTCTACCCGGCGTTCGGCTACTGCTTCAGTAGCAGCGGCCTTGTCTTCAGTGCGCTGCTGGTCTGCTTTCGCTTCAGCTTTGCTTATGCCGCGTGAATGACCTAACCCGAATGCGCCAGCGATAGCAGCAATCACTGCGGCAGCCAGCCCAATAATCATTTCAAGTCCCATAGACTCCTCACACCAGTGCGGCTTTTGCTTTGGCGTAACGTTCACGGCGGTCTTTAATACCGTTTTGTCCACCATTGATGATCTGCGTGACGCGTTCGACATCCCCCGAATACAGGAGACAACCACTCAGCGTGAAATACCATGCTGCAGAGCGGGCCGTGTGTTGCTCCTGCGCTAACAGTTCCGGTGTACTGACAAGGTCAAGCTTCAGCGCTGTACCGCATTTGGTGTAGTTCTCACGACCAGTGATTTGCAGCAGGCCACGACCACGATATTTCCAGCCATCACCCTGGCTGTTATTACCCATGCGGTCACCGTAAACCAGATTGGCTATTTGCGGCTGATGGGCGACCTGCTTACCATCCACACGCCCCAGCATTTCACACTGATACGGCGTCAAGCGTTTACCAAAGGTTTTCTTCAGCCCGTCTACCGAGTAGTTGAAGTTCTCTACCAACGAGGTAAAGCCAGCAGACTCATGCCCTACCTGTGCAATGAACATGGCCTGATCGTTAACCGCTGTGATACCGAACTCCTTCATTGCGGCATCCAGATGTGAAAACCAGCGCGCAGCTAACCCGGCGCTTACATCAGCCGCCTTTTGAAATTGTGTTTGGTTCATTAGTGCCTCAGTACATCAACCAGACGCGCTACGTTTCCCCGAGCCCAGAGAACGGCAGCGCAAATAAGGATGTTCGCCAGTACTACAACCCAGTGTGATTCGTGATACAGGCCGAACAGGTAACGGAAAGGAACGCTGGCGTAAACCAGCACCGTGAAGTAAGCCATCAGCGATATTAGCGGGCGGTGTCTCGCCCCACCGCGCTGGTAGAGCATCAGGGCAATAACGATGATCCCGCAGATGATGGCATTGAACGTTGCACTCGGATCACTTGTTACCATTGCTTGTCCCTCCTCCACGTAAGCGTGAAAGCATTCCAAACAGGCTACCCAAATCCTGACTGTTGAAGAACGTCAGCAGCTTAATCGCTACTGCGGCTACGATTACCGCACCAAGCGCATCAAGCGGCCTGTCGCTATACCCCGTCCATTTGGAGAAGTAAGAACCGAGTAGAGGCGCGCCAATTACGCCGAAGATGAATGATGTGATGAAGTAGCCCACCAGCTTCAGGCGGCTGATGTTAACCGCCGTAGCGACGTAGAACACCGCGCCAGCAAAAGCACCAAAAACCACACCGTAATCAATGCCGGTTGCCAGGCCAAACATACTGGCCCCCATCAGACCACTAGCAGCTACCGTAGTGCCAGAAACAGGATCGGACATTTAGCCCCCTCTTTTGCCGTGAGTCCTCTCAGAACGAGGGGAAACAAAAAAAGGCCGCCAATAGGCAGCCCTTAGAAACAACAAAACCCCGCCGTAGCGAGGTTTTTTATATTTTCTTTCTAACCGTGAACATACAATGCCCATCGTTAGTGTCAAATTACATCAAAAACGGCAACATTGCAAGTAACGTGACGTTAAATTACGCGATATCCGTCAAACTTTCGTTTCTGGTAACTTTTTTCAATTGTGTATTCGAATAACTTTCTTCCTGGAAGCAGCGCGAAACGAGCTTCTCATAGAATGGTTTCCAGCTATAGCGCCAGGTGCGATCAGGAAGGCTTGGGAGTTCTGAGAATATACCCCGGTAAGCAACAGAGGATTTTGGCCTGCTGTAACCGCGACCTTCACAACGCTTGCATTCCTTATAAACAGGAACACCCTGAAGATCAGTTGCTTTGCGGTCCAGTGTTTTCCCGGTCCCTCCACACTGGCAACGCTTACTTAGCTTTCCAGTGCCGTGGCATTTAGCACAGAGTGATTGCTCAACATTCTTAACTTCCCGCTTCTTTTCGAAATCTGATGGGGACTGCCTTAGGTCCTTAGCCCATTGAGGAAGCCTCATCGTGTAATGGCTTTTCGTTACCGTTCCAACTTTTTCAATGAGCCCTTTGCCATTGCATTTAGAACAATCAAATAAATCAGCAGCTGACGATGCATAGTCGTTATAGGCGAACTTAGCCAGGATGAGCATACATAGAGGGAATTTCTTACCGGAGAGACGGCGAACTGCAAAAGGCGCGGATTCTTTGGCGTATTCAGCAAGCCAGCTTATCGATGTTTCTCTGTCCTGCTTACTTACCCCAGCCTTACCAAGATACATGGCAAGCCCAATACCAGCGTCTGCCTGAGTCATACCAAGCGCCGCCATAACATCAGTTACCGTAAGTTGTTCACTGGCAGTAGCGCGAACACTATCGGAAATATGCATTCCTTTCGGGGCGAAAAATTTAACAACGTTATCAAGGTCCATGAGC